TGGTCAGGTTGCCGACCGGGATGCCGACTTCACCAGGTGTGCTGTCAATGATGGTATCCAGCAGGTGCAGGGTTGGAGCGCAGGCGATCTTGCGGCGGCAGATCCTCTTCAGATCAGCGTGCCGGATGCGCTGGAAGTACTTGCTGAAATCTGTCTTGGCGATCCATACCTCGGCCAGCGGCTTGTGGGCTGACATGTCGCGCAGCCATTGTTGCAGCCTGTCTGCGCCGACGTGTGTTCCCTTACCATCCCGGCAGGCATAGGTGTCTTCGATCATGCAGGCGTTCCAGATCGGGTGCGCCACGTTAAGGATGGCGTGCTGCACCACCCGATCAGCGAACGGCGCGGCCAGTATCTCGCGCCGCTTTGGCTCATATACAACAAAGCGGCGATAGTCTCCCATGCGATAGGTGCCGCCCAATAGATGGTGCTGAATATTCCCCAGATGGAGCCAAAGGTCAGCCGCAAATACCTGAACCTCAGAGCGATCTCGCTTGCCGCTGCGGGCCTTTTGATAGGCCAGTAGCAGGTTGTCCCAGTCGGTAATCCGCTCAATAAGGTGATCGTGTTTTTTGCTCATATTTTTTAGGTGCCATGCAGCGGCTTGGTATCACGACTGCATGGCGTTTTTTGATATTTAGCCGGAAGCCCGGCTGGGATAAAACGGCTGATCCGTAGGGGATGCATGGCGCACGGGATTCCGCCCGCGCATCTTGGTGTTGATCTGCTGCTATCGCATCACTGACGCCGCGCACGCCCACATTGCCATTCGCATTCCAGGCATTGGCATTCGTATTGAGACACCGAGCGCCTGCGTGCGCGCCCTCATTCCAATTGCCGCCAGCGATGGCGTAGCGCCAGGCAACGTGGTTGACCTGGCCGCGCGTCGAAACCCGCCTTATCCCTTGTTGCATTACTACATTTTTACCGACTTGCGCCACGATGCAGCCATCGCGCCAACCTGACGCAACAGCCCGCCTCGTGGCGCAGCCTCGGTGGGTGCGCTCATGATGTGACCCACGAATCGCGGGCTGATCAGTTTACGCTCCGCGCCGATGCGCAACAGCGCATTGGTTGCTTCCAGGTGATCCGTTAATGCAAACACCTTGGTCTTGGTGCCTGAACTCGCTGCCTGCACCACCAGCTCTGGCAAGGCAAACAACGCCGACTCCAACCGCGCGCCGTAGCGGTAACGATGGCAGCGTGGGATTTTATCCAGCACCGGCATCGCCTCAACAATCAACTGCTCACACAGCTCCAAAACCCTGAGCCGAGGTAAATCCGAAGCCCTGCCACTGCCGTGGCCGGGCAAATCAAGACCTAAGCTCATAAGGATTCACTGACGCCGCGCACGCCCACACCGCCAGTCGCATTCCAGGCACCGGCATTCGTAGTGAGACACCGAGCGCCTGCGTGCGCGCCCTCAGACCAATGGCCGCCAGCGACGGCGTAGCGCCAGGCAACGTGGTAGACCTGGCCGCGCGCTTGCGCGGCATTCTGCCCAGTATTCACAACGGTTGCGTCCCATGCATAGGCGTTGGTCGAATTACCAATGTCGAACTGGCCGGAAATATTTTCCCAAAGGTTGCCGACGCAATCGACAAAATTGGCGCACGACACGGATTTCTGAACGGCACCAGTGTTGCATGGGGCGGTATTTGTTGTGGCAGACCATGCGGTGTCATTGGTGGCAGCCAGACCCTGAGGAGCGCCATCCGCCATCATCAGCCACTCCTCAAAGGACGGCTCACGCATCCCGGCTGCATGCACTCCACGGTGTAGGTCAATCTGGTTGTAACCACCCGTTGATCGCACTGGGGAGGCGTTGTATCGGCTTCCAAATACCACGCCTGGCCATGCACCAGAAATCACGGACAGCAGATAGATAGAACCCCACAAGCTAGGCTGAAATTCGTTCATCCCCTCTGGGCTGCATTTTGGGCGATGACCCAAATCCCAGACGCTGCCGGGCACGATACCAGGCAGTGGCAGATATGCGGCCACAAAACGCTGCGCCAAAGGGCGGATTCTGCCGACATGGAAGCCGCCTATCTTACGGCTGTTCAATGTCGTAAACCCGGCCGGAGCTGAGGAATTTTTAGATGCAACCAGCTTGGCATAACCAGTTGCCTGCTGGCAGGCGTAGATATAGATATCATCACCCAGAGCGATGATGGTGAAACTGTCATCCCGATTGGCTGCGGCGTACGGGTCGAAACCAGCAACAGATGCCAGTAAATACCCTTTACTGTTACCGCCAATGTTCACCATACCCTCGGGAATGTCTAGCAGTTCGCCGCCGCTGTTTTTGGCAATCCGCCCCTGGAAACTATAAAACCCAGCCGCCTGGGCTGGCACGATTACGATATCTCCGCTAGCCATTACATAGCCTCCAATTCAGTGATGATGGTTTGAACCTCGACCAAGGTAAATCCAAGCGCAAGCAGCCGCGCGGCGGGGTCGATGGTGCGCTTAAGCTGGCGGCGAACCGGGTCTTGATCGGTTGCCTCGGTGACGCAAAAAATAGGGGGCGCGCCATCAGCCGCCTCGGTATCCAATAACACCCGATCAAATGCGTAATGGTGCGCCGACTCGACCAGCCCAACGAAGTGTCGAGCCACAACAGATGCCGATGCCTCACCGGCTCGCGCCAGCGTCAGCGCAAGATCGAAATCGTCGCGGGTTTGCAGTACTTTTGGGATTCCTTGCATAAAACCTCCTTCTTAAATTTCGATCATGGCCGAGCAACCGGCCAGTGCGGCTTGTCGGTAGCGGGTGGCGACATCGATCGATTGAGTTGATATTGCTTTGCTGAGCTGCGTTAAGTCATCATCGCTTGGTGCAAGGGCATTCTCGACAATCGCCGCGCGCAGCTCTTCGCCGACCTGGTGGAACCAGTATTCCCCTCCCTTGGTAGCCTCGATTCCGAGGGCCGGATTGCCCCTGGTTGGATACCCGATAGACGGTATTGCCGGTGGGGATGGCGGGATGGTGGATGCGCCGGATGACCATTTTCGATTGTCCATATCTGTATATCTCCTCTATGAATATTTAAACAGCAGCACGGTGTGCGCCGGCTTGTCGTCGTGCATAGCCGCTTCCATCAAGGCGCTGGCCCAGATCACCGAGAACAGCGCTTCCACGTCGCTCTCAACCGTCCATTCACCGGCCGCTGTCAATGGCGCGTTGATGCGCCAGGCAAAATTCCACTCCACCCCGCTCAAGCTTGCATCAACGTCGTCGGTCACACTCCATTCACTGAACTCTGTGATAGTGATGACGTAGCCGAGCGCCAGGGCGCGGGCGATGAAATAGGCGCGCGATTGCCCGCCGCGCTCGGTGATGCGCGAGACCAGATTGGCGCGCCGCTGATCGGTGGAGAGCAGGCTGCCATCCAGCGGAGACAGCGCGGACAAGCCCGCGACGCGTTCCCAGTCCACCAGCAGCTCGGTGGTGTTGCGCGGATCTGCCTCGTCGATCACTTGGCCAGCGCGCGCATCGATGCGGGCGAATTCCTCGCTCAGCGCTGCCAGCAGGCGGGTGAGCACCGCATCCGGATCGCGCGCCCACGCAGGCCCCTGCGGCAGCAGCGCCTGCAGCTGGCTCAGGTAATCTGCCGGCGTCATGCCCATGTGATGGTCCCCATCGTGGCCATCTGGCCGGTGGTGTGCGTCACATCAGCGGCGGGCACGGTCAGCGTGTGGTCGGTTTCGCCGGTGGCGATGCTGATGGCCTCGCGGATGTGTGAGCGCAGGATGGTGCCGCCCGGCTCGGCTTCGCGGCGGATCAGGTCGGTCAGCTCGGCTTCGACAGCGGCTTTGACCGATGCGGTGGCCGGGGTCAGCGCGATGGTGAAATCCAGCGGCACCGCGACGGGCGCAACCACGGTGACTTGTGCTGTCACCGGACGCAGCGCATCGATGTAAGCCTGCACGGTGTCCACCTCGCCCGCGTCCGGGATGATGCTGGCGTCGTCATCACGCACGAAGCGCACGGTGACAGTGCCGGGGCCGAGTTCGAGCGGGTACACCCAGGCGCGGGTGACGCCTGGCACTTCCAACGCCCAGGTCTCGTAGTCGAATGCGGCACCGCCGTGGGGCGGCTCTTTAATGCGGGCGAGAACGCGGGCGCGCAGGGCGGAGTCGGATTCGGTGTCGGTGCCGCCGGATAATCCATCGGCCGCGACTGTCGCGGTGGAGGTGATGCCTGCGATCGGAGTCGTCAGCGTCAGCGTAATGCCCGCAAAGGAATTGCCAGCCGCGCCCGCAACAACCGCCGCTACAGCAACCGCCGCCACACCACCTGCAATCGTGCCTTCGGCCGTAGTCACAAACTCGGCAGCATCTGCCCGCACCAGCGACGTGCCGGCCGGGATCACCACACCATTCGTCCCACTGAAATCTACGTCGCCCACAGCAGCAGCGGCAGGCTTGCGCGGCTGGTCAAGCCACAGCGTGGCATGCCGGTCCAGGTATTCAGCCTCAGCCGTATCCGGCAACGGCTGGTTGGCCAGCCATGCGATGTAGGCATGCAAGCCGTGCGACACAGCGGCCATGCCCTTGGCCAGCACATTCAAGTTGGTGCGGCGCAGCTTCGCGTCGGTGCCAGGCAAGCCAGCCTCGATATCACCCACCGAGCGGTCGATCAGTTGCTGCAAAGTTGGTCTATTGAAAGGCATCAGGTCGCGCTCCAGAGTTTCTCGAATTTGAATCGTGTCGTCGTACCGTCCGGTTTCGCGATATCGATGTTCGCGCCGATCACGCCGAAAGGCGTTCTGCGCTCGATCCAGGCAGTCACCAGAACCGACTTCGCCACGCCGTCACGCACCATCCAGTCCAACGCCTCCTCGCAATACTCGCGCACACGGATCACCGTCTCCGGCAAGAGCTTCGCGCGCTGCAGCAGCCACAAGCGGCTACCCATCAAGTCGCCCGGCACCTCGGCATAGTTATCCATCCATACACCGCGCCGGTCATCCGCGCCGCCCGGCAGCACATCGTCATCACCGGCGCGGCGGTCTGTGAATAAGCTCAACATCACCGCAGTGCTCAAACCGTCATCCTGAGCGAGCAGCATCGACTCGATAGCGAAGTCCGCCCCGTGTTCCATATCAACGAAAACAGTCTTGATGTCGCTCACAGCGGAACTCCCGTATTACCGCCACCAGGCGTAACGCCGCCATGCGCATGAGCCGTCAGGCTGATTCCGTCTGCGACCACATCGCCCACAACCGATATCGAACCGCCCACGCTCAAGTCTTGCGTCATCTCCACCAGCGGTGTCGTTAAAGTCACCTTGGTACTCGCCTCAACTTTAACGACCGGAGCCGTCGCCGTAATTTCCGCCCCAGCCGTCACCTCGATCTTGCGGCCGCGCTTCATCACAATGGTGTCGCCCTCGTCGGTGTACAGCGCCACCTCGCCGGGTTGCAGATTCTTCAGCCGGTACCGGCGATCATCCATCACCACCACGATCCCGTGAGTGCGGTCCCCGGAGACGCACACCATCACGCCTTCAGCGCCCACCTTTGGTACCGAGGTGTAGCCATAGTTCTGCATCCGCTCGACACCATCGCCCACCTCGCCATCGAGCAGCTTCACCTGCACCAGCTGGATACCCTTGCTATCGTCTGCCGCAGCAAGTACAGCGCGGCCGATCATCAAGCGCACACGGCGGCGCAGCGGGTCGATCAGTTTGTTGAACGTGGCCATCATCAGAACGTGCTCCAATCGGTGCCCAGCGATTTCTCCCTGGACTTGGACTCTCTGATCTTGCCCTTCAGCCCCGGCGTCTTTTTGCCAACTATCAGGTCGAACGCATTGCGGCTAGACAAGCGCAGGGCGCTCACGAAACCGCGTTCTTCATCCAGCGTGAACGTAACCGCCACCACCAACACATAAGCATCCACACCCAGCCAGGAAGAAACCAGGTGCACCATCGTGTTCGGCTGCCACAACTGGCCGGTCGCGGCATTGCGCCAACCCTGCACCGTCACAGTCGCCACGCTGCTGCGGCCGCGCCGCACGTTGCGCTCCCATGTCGCGCGGTCCTTATAGGTCGCATGCGGTCCACGGCTTTCAGCCAGAACCACCAGCGGCCGGTAGCGCAACACCTGGTCGTCGACTGCCTCTGCCTTCACCTGCGTGTGGGTTTCCGGCGCATCGAAGTCGTCATCGCTGCCGCGATCCTGCCCCTTCACGATGTAGCGCGAGTGGCGCTCCTTCATGCCGAAATTGCCATTGGCCGACAGGATGTTCACGCCCTCGATCAGATCCGCGACCGACTCGCCATCCTTCGCGCGTGTCAGCACCAGTCCACCCTTACCATCAGAGACCGGCATCACAGCACGCATGCGGCACGCCCGCTCGATGCACTCGAAAGCGGCTTCGCCTTCAGATATCTTGTGGTTAGGGAAAGCCGTGCCGATATCGGTATCCGCCGTCACCTTGATACCGAAAGGCAGGCATAAGTCGCGCACGATCCTGTCCAACTTCACGCCCGACCATTCCCCCGTCTTATAGATCGCGGAACAATCCACCAGATCACCCGTTGCATCGCGGCCCATCACGCGAAACTCATGCGCATCCGCCGAAAACGACGGCGCAACATCGTCCACCCAGCCGGTGATCACCGTCTCGCCGTCGGCCAATATCGTGCAGCGCTCGCCACGGCGGATCCGCCTCGGCACATCCTGCCCCGCCCAACGCTCGGAAACAGACAGCTCAAAACTGCCCGCGATCTGCTCGATGCCGCGCTCGATGCGCGCCGTCTTCCAGCCGCCATACACCTGATCGCCGATCTTGATCTCAACCATTGCTCAGCACCTCCAGTGGTTGACCACCCGGCACAAAGCCTGGATGCCGCACGCGGTTGCGCGCCACGATCTCGTCCGCCCGCTCCGCATCGCCATAGAGGCGGTAAGCCAGCACGATGGCAGGCATCGTCGCGCCCGGCGTGTACTGCATCAGCCGCGCCAGATCGGCCGCCCGCGCGCCGATATCGCGCACCAGGACTGCGCGCAGATTGGTCAACGCGAAATACACCTCATCCGATGCAGTCTCTGCTGCGGCGTCAATTCGGTCCACCAGGCTGTCGCGCACCGCCAGTGCATCAGTGCTGCTCTCAAACTCGATCTCACCCGCCGCCCGCGCTGCCACCACCAAACCGCTGCACTGCATCAGCGCCGTGACAGCCACATCGTTCTGAGTGGCCTGCGCTTGTGCTGGCGTACCTGTGCCGCTCGTCTGCGTGCCGGAAAATCCAGCCACCGCACCGCCCGCCGTATAGGCATGCTCCGGCTCAAACAGATCACCGATCATTGCAACCTGGGCGGCAAGCTTCTCGCCCAACGTCGAAGGCAAGCTGAGCCACTGCTCAGCCTGCCCCTGCAAAGTGCTCAGATCAGCATAGATACCTGGCAACACATTGACCTGGGCAAAGCCTCTCAACGTCGCGCCATAGGCCGTATCCAGCGCCGCGTTCACGCTGGCCAGCGCGCGCACCCCAACAAAGGAAGGCATACCAGCGATAGAGAATTTGTCCGCGAAGTCAGTGATGCTTGCCGCCACCGCATCGTCCGCAGCCACCGTGATAGCAGCCTGCGTATCCACGCGCACCGTGGGGAAGGCATTGCCGCCGGCCTCGATGAACGTGAGCGAATAGCTCGCCATCCCGCCCGCATCCACGCTCTCGCTCGGGCGGCAATCCTGAACCGCAACCTGCATGCGGCCGCGCGTCGGGTGCACCAGCTCGCCGGGACCGCGCTCCTCGCAAGCTGCCTCCAGATTGTCGCGCCACGCCATGTAGTTCGCGCCGATGACAAACGCCTCCAGCGTGAACTCGCGCGCCTTGCGCCCCATATCCTCGACATAAGGATCGTCCCGCCCAGGATAGCTATGCACCACATTGCGCCTACCGAGGGCGGCGGATGCCGTGCGGAAGCGGAAGCCAACGCCACGGAAACTTGCTGTCTGCCATTGATCGCGCCAGGCCATTAGTTCGCCCCCGCCATGTACGGGCCGTTGTGGACGTTAAAATTCACGCGCGGGTCATTTGTTTTTACCGACCTGACCGACACACGGTTATCTTCCACGCTAACTTTTATTTCTCCGCCAGCGTCAAGCCCGCGCTGCGCACCCGCAACGGCAGGAGCAGAGGGCCCCATGACGTTCTGCGCGGGCGCAAGCTTGGCCACTTGGCCGATGATTAACCCGTGTGGCGTGAATTCCCTCATCCACTCCGGCAACATATCCTGCAACGCCTTGGCTTTCGTGCCGATCCACTCGAAGAACCCGGTGAACCACGATTTCAGTGTGTCCCAGTTCTTGTAGATCAGATAAGCGGCCCCCGCGATCGCGGTCACCACCAAACCTATCGGGTTCAACAGAAACAGCCGCCCGACAAACGCGATCACCGTACCGAGCACGCGGAACGCCGTCGCGATACCGCCGATCACCGCCGCTAGTCCCGGCCCGATCGTTGCCAGCAGCGCGACATAGCGCAGCACCCCGGCAAACACAATGGCAAATCCACCCACCACCAACGCCAATGTGACAAAACCAACGGTCGCCAACCCCAGCCACTTCGCCAACAATGGATGGCTCTTGGTGAAATTGAACATGCCTTCAGCCAGCCTGCCAAACCATTCCGTCATCGCCTTCAATTCCGGCGCAAACGTCTCCGAAAAAGCCGCCAGCGCGTTGGTAAATGTGCCGCTGGCTGCATCCCACAGATTCTTCAGTGTGCCCAGCTGCAAGTTCACGCGCCGCGTCAGGTCGGATTGCTCCGCCATGCGTTTCTGCATATCCTCATAGCCCGCGATTCCATCATTGACCAGCGTCGCCAGCATCTGCATATCCTGCCCGCCGCCCGTCATGTGTTTAAGCACGGCATTCAGCTTTTGCGGATCCAACTTTCGCAGCTTGTCCAGTTCCGCCACCATCTGCTTGGGGCCGACGAACTTACCGTTCTCGAAGAATTTCAAGGTGATGCCCATCTTCGACAAATAGCCGTTCACCTCGCGCATCTTCTTGCCATCCGCCATGCTCGACAGGATCGTGGCGAAACCCGTACCCACCGTTTCGCCGCTCATGCCGCCGCCGGTTAGTTGCGCAAAGATTGGCGCAAGCGCCTTGGCCTGCTCCAAACCCTGTATGCCGAAATTCTTGAGCGCACCACCGCTTCGAGCGAAAGCGAACATCATCTCGTCCGCCTTCACGCCCAGAAAATAGGTCCGCTGGATGGTGTCCATCAAGCCCAGCATGTCCGCATCGACCGTGCCGGTTGCCTTTTTCATCTTGGCTGCGAACACAGCCGCCGCATCTGCTGGCATCTTGAGCAGCACCGCAAGATTTGCCGCCGCCTCGCCAACGCCGCCCAAGATCGACTGATCCCCAATGCCCTGCTGCTTCAGTGCTGCCATCATGTTTATAAAGTCGGCAGATGTTCCTGGCAGCCTGTTGCCCAACTCAACTGCCAGCGCGTTCACCTGGTCGAACGCGCCGGTGACGCCGTTCTTGTCCATCATGGTGGATTTCAGGCGTACAGAGGCATCTTCAAGCTCTGCGAAAGCCGAGATCGACTTCTGCAATCCGGCCCCCACGATTAACCCATCCGCCAACCCTGCGCGGCCAAGCTTCTCGGCGGACGCCCGGATGCCGTCAATCTTTTTCTGGACGCCGGACAAGTTCTTTGTCGCATTCCCGAGCACGCCGCTCATCTGATCGAAAGCCTTCAGCGTCACGCCTACTACAAACATCGAAGATGACATGCTAAAGTGCCCCCATGAAAACGATTAGAACGCTATTGGCGCTTGTGCTGCTCACTGCTCAACTCTGGCTATCCGGCTATCTGTTGATTCAGGAAGGCTGGGTTTCCGCCATCGTGTTCTTCCTTGTCTGGACGATCTTCTTCGGCCTAGCCTTACGCGTGGCCGATCTCGTCGAAGCCGTGTGGCTGCGCCTGTTCGGTCGCGCCTAACCCGACGACTTAGGCTTGTTCACGCGCAGCGCCTGCGCGTGCCAGAACATCAACTCCTCCGCATCCATCGCCCAAATATCCGTCGGCGGGAAGTGGAACGTCACCGCAACATCCCCAATTACTTCACCCCAGTTGCGGGGAATTGACCCAAAAAACCGCTCACCACTTCCACGACCGCTGGCACATCGTCAACGTCCAACTGGTCGATGGCGGCGGGGGCCAGATCAGCCAATGAAGCGGCAAAATCCAGCATTGCCGCAAACGGCTTGTCCAGGCCGCCGATCTCGCGGAAGTCGCGCGCCTTGGGCCGGCGGAGTCGCAACACATCGATCTGCTCACCGCCGAACGTGATGGGCTTCGACAGTTTGATTTCAATCATTTCTTTGTTCATTTAAATCTCCTCACACTGCGTACCCGAAAAGGTCGCTTTAACGCCATCGCGTGACAGTTCCGGAGCCGCCAGACAAAACCCGTTGGTGATCACGAAGCTCTTGCCGTTGTCGGTGTCGAAGCTGATCGTGGCATTCTTGATGCCCTGGATCTCCTTCAAGCTGATGGTGGCCGTGTGGATGATGGTGCAATCCACCTGCGGCGCTTCGATTTTCTCCTGGTAGCCAGCGACACCCGCATCGCCAACCACCGCCTCGCGGCTCACGCCGCCGAATTTAAGGCTGGCGCCTTCCTTGGTGTTGTAGCGCTTGCCCGCCACGGTGATAAAAGCGCGTCCGAATACTTGTGACATGTCGATCTCTCCTTACAGTACGAATTGAACGGAAGCCGCGAACACATCGAACTGGTTGACCACGTTCGGCGACAGGATGGAATTGATGCGGCAGGTATCCGCCGTGGAACGCACCACGATCAGATCGGCCTTGAACTGTTCCAGGTCTTCCAGCAGCCCGGCCTTTTCCGCCTTGGCGGCCGCGCCGATCAGCGTGTTGCGGATCAGCTTGGGCGTAGCGATCTGCTGCCCCGGCTGGATGCGCTCCAGCACGTCGTCACCGGCCAGCTTGTGGCGCGGGTAATCCGTCGCGATCGCATAGCGGAACAGGAAGCGCAGATAGTCCACCGTCCACTTCGTGTTCAGCTTCAGCAGGCTCACATCGTCCATGCCGAAACTGTTGGTCTGGTAGGTGGTCACCACCTGCTCGATGCTGGCCGCGCCAGACGGGTCGAACACGATCGTGCTGATGCCGTCGTGCAGCAGCAGGTTGCGCTCGGTGTCGGTGAAGCGGTCCGCCTCGGCCGGTGCCATCACATCCGGCAGTGCCAGCGTGCGGAAAGGCAGTGCCGGATCGTTCGCGCCGGAGAATTCGCAGATCGCGCCGAACTGGGCAGAGATCACCCAGGGCAGGGTGGGCGAAGCCTTCAAGCCGCTGAACGTGCTGTGGCCGCTGTTGCGTGCCGAGCCGTAGGTAGAAAGCGTGCTGTAGCTGCCTGCCTTGTGGCAGAACACGTGGCCGGCGCGCATATCCATACCGCCCCAGCGTGCCTGCAGCTCCGTCTCCATCAGCGTCACATTCGCCACGTCAGTCCAGGCCATCATGATCGAGTAGGCCGCCAGCGATGCCATCGCGGTGATCGCATCCGTCACATCCGGATTGCCGGTACCGCCCGACATCGCGGTGATCGCCAGCGCCACACCGGCCGGAGTGACCTCGCCCTGGTAGTAGTTCACACGCATGTCGATATCGTTGCCTTCCTCACCCTTGTGGCGCGCGGTGACCGTCACCGTACCGATGGCTGCAGCAGCAGTCACCGCACCATCCAGATCGGCATTGATCGCGGCCGCCACAGCGGTAGCGATCTGCGTGGCCGTCTGCCCGGCAGTGATGCCCACTGTCAGGCGGCGGCCACCGATATACAGAGCCAGCGTGCCGGTCGCGGTCGGCGTGCCGGTGAATACCAGCGTGCCGGTCGCGGCAGCACCGGCGGCGTTATCGTCCAGCGCCAGCGCGTAGCACTCGATGTACGGGTTGACCTTCATCACGGCAGCGATCTGCTGTGCCAGCATCGAGCCACGGCCGAAGTAGTCCACGCCGTCTTCCTTGCGGGTGACCTTGCTCAACACACCGGCCGCCACCGTGCCCGTCGCCAGGCGCTGACCGAGGATCAGCATCTTGTGCGCCATCTGCGGCAGGCCGCGCACGGCGCGGGTGTGATCGATCTCGATGTATTGGCCCGGCACGCGCCAGTCGGTGGGAATGGTTTGGAAAGTGATGTTGTCCGGCATGGTGATCTCCTGTTAAGTGCCTGAAATTTTTAGCGGTGGTTATGCGGTCTTTTTAGACTTGGGCAGCTCGCTCAACGCCACATCGCCATCTTTGTCGCGGCGCGACCAGTAGCTGCTGTGGATCACGGTATCGCCCGCCTCCGGCAGATACGTGCCGTCTTCCTTGCGCACGCGCAGGCCCTTGGTGGGCTTGGCGAATACGGGTTGTCCAAATTGCAGTTGCATGGTCATCTCCTTATGTTTGAACGGTTTGCTGATCCTGAAGCTCAGGCTTGCTACTCGAATAATCCGGATCGTCCTTGATCCACTTGTTGTGCTCTGAGGTCACCACCATCGGCTTGATGTCGTAGTCCGCGCGCAGCGTGGTGAACTCGGACAGTGCAGCCAGCGCAGTTTCGTCGATGCCGTTCGGCAGCGCCGCCAGCGTCTCGACAGTGACCACGCCGACCGTCAGGCCGTTTTGAGTCAACACTGCCTCTGTCATGAATTCGATACCTGTCACGCGCCACAGGTATCCGCCAGCCTGGCCGTTCTCCACCAACCCAAGCACGCTCTCGATCATCGCGTACACGCCGACTGTCAGGCCGTCGCCGCGCCGCGCCTCTTCGTGCCCGCGCGCATTGCGCGCCACACACGCCAGCCCGTACGAAATTCTGACCGATCCATCAGACACCACAGCAGGCTGGCCGACCACCACATAGACCGCAGGCGCGTCGGCAGCCATGCGCTTGACCAGGTTGTCGCCGTCGATATCCGGGAGCGTTCCCACCTTCGTCAATTTCTGCGCCAACGGACTCGCCTCGATCACATCCACCAGCCCGATCTCCATCTCCGCAAACATCAGCGCGCCCCCTCGATGCGGTCGGCCAGCAGGTCGAGGATGTCGGCTGCGTTCTCGTCGTTCACGCCCAGGTAAGGTCGTGCCGGGATCGTCACTTTGCGGCCGCGCCCTGCCTTGCCGCCAAGCTGGTGGATCGCCCCATACACACGGTTCGTGCCCCACTCGGCATATTGGCTGCTCGACCTGGCTGTAATTGAGTCACCAAGATGGCCGTCTCGCGTCAGAATTTTTCTGCCGAGCGCGCGATTGATTGCGCTCTTTCTGATGCGCCCGTCCTTGCGGAGGTGTTTTTTTCCAAAAAAACCACCCTCGAACAATCCGGTTTTAAGCGGCTTCCAGCGATTACCATCCGGACCGATCTGCATGCGGAACCGCTCGCGTGTCGAGTTCTCCCCAAGGGTTGCGATATCCCGCAGTGCCTCGGATGGGTCCTGACCCAACGCGATCAGCGCCATCAGCTTGGCGCGGATGCCGCTGTCCTCAATCTCTGCACGAATGAGGATGCCGTTGGTCACCTAAAACCCCTCCAAAGACGACGCGTTAAATACACGATCCGGCGCGTCATATTTCACGCTGCCATGATCTTGCGGAACCGCCTGAGAATCGTTTTTTCCCAGATTGATTTTTCCCGTATTAATCGCTTCCAGCAGCTTGAGCGCGTCCTTGTGGCGCTGCGTGATCTGCTCGGTGGCGATGTCGTCATACAACGCATAGCGCGCGAGATCGCACGCAATCCCGACGATTAAACGCGGCACCACTGCCAACGGCGTCTGGTAACGGGAGAGCAGATAACCGTCGATCACACTGTCCGCATCCAGCAGCTTCTGTCCGATCAGCGCCAGCGCGGTTGCGGTCGCTGCCTGCTCATCCACCGTATAACCGCTCATATCACCGCCAGTTGCTGCTGTCTTCAGCATCTCGGCCGATACCAGGCGCGGGATACTGCGATCAGCCCGCTGCGCGATCTCGTCGGCAGCGAACTGGTCCAGCAGAACGGATGGAGTGGCGTAGGTCATCGTCGATTACTTGGCAGCGTTGATCTGTTCCCAGGCGGCGTTGCGGTCTGCCGCCACGACGGGCCAGCCGGTGATCGCGGCAATGGCCTCGGTCTTCGGCGCTTGGTTCTTCATCCACAGCGATGCGTCGGCGGCGTCCAGCTTGCCGATCGCGTCCACGATGGCGGCGATGCGCTCGGCTTCGTCGGCGGGCGCGGTCGGCGTGTTATCTGCCGCTGCAGCGCTGATGGCGTTGACGGTCAGCAGGTCTTTCGCGTCCTTGTCATCCAGGTCGATCTGCGCACCGACGGCGTATTCCTTGCCGTCGTGCCGGATCGGGCTTTCTACTTGATATGTCTTGGTGGCCATGTTCTATCCTCTCTCTTGTCCAACCGCCCCATGCTCAGGATAGGGCGGGGGCGATATGGGCGCAGTGCCCCGGCTCTTCAGGTATTAGCTGACGACGGTCTGGATCAGGTAACCGGCGGCGGCGGCGGCGATCACCGGAGAGCGCTCGTCGTTTACCGGGTACATCCAGCTGTTCTTGCCACGGTCCATATATGCCGACTCGACCATCGGATAGTTGCGCAAACGATAGGTGTATCCGAAGCTCGGCAAACCGCCGTCATCCGCAGATGCGGTCTCGGTGTAGGCCACAACCACATCCTTGCCCCACACATCAGTCATGGTGCCGGCGTTGTTGTAGATCGCATCGCCGCTCACCACGCGCTCGACATCGAACAAGTCGGCCAGCATCTCCAGCGTCAAGCTGTCGCGGCTGGTGTATTTCACACGGTCGATAATCTTGGGGTGGCGCTTCGCCGCCTTGAACGCCTTGGGAGACAACACCACAGTGTTGGGGCGCATGCCGACCTGCGCGCGGATCGCCTCGACGGCGGCATCGATGTCGGCTACCGGATCGGATATGCCGGATACGTAGTCATCCCAGCGCGACGTACCGGCCAGCGCCGTCTTGTTGGAAGCGGCGTAGTTGGCTGCATTGCGGGCGATGGTGGCGGCCTGGTGCTCACTGGCCAGCAGGATGATGTTCTGTGTCTTGGTGACCGCGCCGCGACCGAGATTGATGCCGGGCACCTGGTTGGCTTCCTGCAGGTGTTCGAACGGCACCTTACCCATCAAACGATGACCTTCGAGCGCATAGGCCGCACCGAGATGACCGAACTGCACTTCTTTGGTATCCGCACCGGGTGCGCGGGCCGTGTTGTACAGCAAGAAGTCTTCCTTGCCGAACTCGAGGATCTTGCCACCGCGCTGGTCGACCGGCACGACCGGGAACAGGAAGTCGGCAACCATGCGGCCGTTCTTGTAACCCTGCGCAACGGTAGACAGGATCGGATCGACCACGCGCGCCTGGGCGTTGGTCATATTGCCGATCACGCCGATGGCCATCGCCGCATCCGGATCGATCCAGCCCGCATGCGCCATTGCGCTGAGCGCCAACACGCCGAACAGAATGCCGGCCAGTTTCCACAGTTTGCTTTTCATCTCACGTCTCCTTGTGTATTGATTGATTAAGCTGCGTTGGGGATCAGCAGCACTTCGATGAAGTCACCGTCCGCGCTTGCGGCATCCAGTGCCACCGCAACCTTCGCGCCGGAAGTCACCCAGGTGATCGCCTTGCCGTTGGCATCAGCTTTCAGGGTGGCACCGGCTGCAACAGCCGCGCCCGCTTCGACGATGGCGGTGCCCAGCACATCGACCGCCAGCACGTCGCCATCTGCAGCTTCGGTCGTGGCGACGCCCAGGGTGTTCTCGTCCGCCACCGCCTGATCGCGGGCGTGTGTCACGAAACGGTTCGCGACGATGGCGCCGCTGGCCGCGATGGACAGCGTCAGCAGTGAAATGGATTGTTTGCTCATGTTGGTCTCCTTGGTTGGGGGGGTTAAGCGCTCACGGCGGCCAGAGCGGCCTCGTAAGTCGTCTTGTTGGCTGTCTGGTAGGCCAGCGCTTTGCCGTGCAGCGCCAGGCGGTCGGCGTCCACGTCGTAGCCGGAAGGCGCTGCAAAGTTGACCGTGCCGCTGGCATCACTGCCCGCACCGGACACCTCGCCGAACTCAACCAGCTTCGGATTGGCCTGCAGCGACGCCTTATAGGCATCCAGCAACGGCTTCTTCGCATCGCCCTCGCCAAACTCAACGGTCGCATCCTGCGCAGCCATGAAGTCCATCGTGGCCACCGTCACGTCCTTGTTCACGGGCAGCAGCTTGCCTTCCTGCACCAATGCCTCGGCGAAAGCGGCATGCTCTGCGTGTTTGGCGGCAGCCTTGGTGGACTTGTCGCGCGCAGCGGCATCAGCCAGCTGTTGTCTCATCTGGGCGTTCTCGGCCTCCAGCGCGGCCTTTTCTTCAGGTGTCACGGCTACTCCTTTCTCAGAGGTGGGGGAAGCAGGCAATCCAGCGCTAGCTGGATGCTCGCAAAACGATGCAGCAGGTGCGCCAACGGGTGACTCTTCATTCAGGGATTCTTTCAGCTCGTCCTGGGCGGACTGCTCAAGACCTTTAACGGTATAGCCAGGCACAACCTTGTCGGCTTCTTCCTGGCCGAACTTGCCGATGATCCAGTCGCGCAGACTGCGCCACAGACCGGCGTTGTCCACGTCGTCCCATTCGGCGAACTCGACCACGCCTTCTTCGGCATCGGCGAACTCCGGATTGCGCAGACCTTTGACGGCAGGCGCTTGCGCGCCGAGGAAGCCGATATGACGGAGGTAATAGACGCCCGGCACGGGGTTGTTCGGTGCGTCGGGCAGATAGAACGAGGCGCTGACCTTCTTGAAGGCACCGGCATCAACCATATCGGCGAAGTCGGCATTGACCTGGCTTGGCATCGCCTCAAGTGCACCATCGGCGTAAGCCAACGATGCGGTCCAGCCATAAGCCGGGTCGTCATGCTTGGGGTGACCAACGACCAGCGGCGCTTCGTGCTTGGCCGGATCGTATGCAGCGGCAGTCGCCTGCAGGTCTGCGTCCGAGAAATCCAGCGTCACACCGCTCATCGCGGTGCGCTTGCCGGGCTTGAAGATCTGGATGGGTTTGGAAGATTTCATGTCGCCATTCTGGGGATGGCGACGGGTGCGGGCGATACCGAAGTGTTTCGGTGCAGAGATAAGGGGTGGTTCAGCTTTTTCAGACTGCCACATTTACAGGGAAATGGGAAGCGATGCGCAATCCCCACCCACGCGCGATGAAAATTACCCGCACAGAGGCCGTTAGACCCCCGTTAAAAACGTCGCGCCGGAGATTTGGCTACATAGGGCCTCAAAACAGGGGCGCGAAGCGCTACAGGGCAGCCAGCGTTTCAAGCATCTGGCGCATCCCGTTGGGGGAGCATATACTGCACCTGCGGGCGCGACACGGTGCTATTCCCCCGGCCGTAGCACGGCAGAGATGCCGGAGCGCCATGTGGGGTTGCCGGGTAACCGGATCGGGGGGCCCCACCGCCCGCTACTTATTCCCTTCCTGCTTGCGTAACAACCTGCGGATCTCTTCATCCCGTTTAACCTGGCTGCTCGACAGCCTGCGGAAGCTGGTCATGAACACCGCCTTACCGCTGCCGGTCGCTTTAACCACCGTCACATACCCATCCAGTTCCAGCAGATAGACCAGTGCGGTATCGCCGTCCTGAATACGCACGCCGCGCTCGATAGCCTGCTGCACAAAGCCATACTCTTCCAACGCCAGCTCCGGGTGCACGTCGATCTGCTTCTTCATCGTCTCAGCAGACAGCCGCACAGTGTGCGTCTTTGCACCGATCAGTTCGGCATCCGCCGCAACCAACACACCGATCGGGAAAACGCCCTCCGGCTTGGCGAAGAAGCGCGCGAACGCCTCGCCGGACACGATGCCCTTGAGCGCGCCAGCAGCCAGCGGCACGTCTGCTGCGTCCAGCTTCTCGGTGATCATCTTCGGCAGGTTGGTCAGCCGTCCGCCCAGCGGGTAATTGAATGCGGGGTGTACCCCCTGCGGGATCTGCTGCACCTCGCCGGTGCGCGTGTTGGTATAGGCCACCATCGGCACCTTGGGCGAATCGCTCACCTCCAGTCCGCGCCGCGCCATATCGCGCCCCGACATCTGGATCACCTGACACTTACAGCCGAATTCCTTGACCGGCATGTGCGCCTGCCAGAACGGATCGTCCACCGGCAGCACCATGCCATCCCAGGCTGCATGCTGGAGGCGGGGGTTCTCGCTGTTGTTGCCATCGTATTGCAGATAAGGAAAGGTCTGCTTGCTCGCCTGGATGCGCTCCCACCGGCCCTCGCTGTGCGCTGTGCGCAGGTTGGTGTCGTAGATTGTCTTGAGGCGGCGCGGGCTGCCGAGCTGCACGTTCTTCAGCTCGCCGGTGAGTGGGTCTTTCATGTCTGCGCGACCCCACCAGCCTTTCTGTGCCAGCGTCGGTTCCAGTGTCTTGCGGAAGTCGGCGAACGTGGTGCCGTTGGCCAGCGCACCATCCACAGCCGCACGGATATCGCGCAGGATGTCGAGCTGCATCGCCTTGGCCACGGTGAACGCAGC